CCAACTTGCACACGGCAACCATTGCCAAAGTGACGGGCGTGCAGGCCAAAACCATCAGCGTCCAGCCTGTTATTAATCGCGTGGTGGCTGGCCGGTCTATTGAGCTACCGGAGTTCACAATGGTTCCACCGGTATTTATGCAAGGCGGCGGAAGCCACACGGCGTATCCAATAGCCGTCGGCGATTACTGCTTGCTGATCCTTACAGAGCGTTGCTTTGATCGCTGGTACGACGGGGCAGATTTTCAAAGCCCAGCTGAATTTAGAATGCACGACTACAGCGACGGCCTGGCGATTGTAGGCGTCAATCCCTTGGCCAGTGCAATTACCATACCAAGTGTAATCCAGCAGACTGGCGATACGAACCAGGATGGTGACTATACGCACCAGGGCGACCGGACGCAGGTAGGCGACTTAACTGTTACAGGCAACTTGCAAGTTAATGGAAACATTACATGCACAGGCAAGCTAACTGTGGCAACGGCAAGCATTGGCGGTATAGACTTCGGCACTCATACCCACATCGACGTAGAGCCCGGTAACGGCAATACAGGAGGGCCACAATAATGCAGGTCAGCGGATTAGACAAGAACCTAGACTGGCGATTCGGTAAAGGCCGCGCAGTGTACAATCGCGACTCAAAAGCTATTGCGCAGAACGTACTAACGCGGCTACGGTCATTCAAAGGCGACTGGTATCTGAACACGCAAGCGGGTGTTGACTGGCTTCAGTTGCTCGGCAATCTTGGCACCGAGCGGCGCATCATTCGAGCCGTGGAATCAACCGTGCTGCAAACCGAGGGCGTTATTTCAATACAGCGTTTAGGCATAATTAAGCGAAACAGCAGCAGGGGTGTTACAATCGAACTTCAGTACACCGACGTTTTCACGCAACAAGATTTGCAGACCTTGGAGCTCACCGCATGACATTGCCAAGATTCACGCCGGACGGCATTCAGGTGCAGACCTTTCAGGAGATATACGACGAACTGGCAGCGGGATACCGGGCGATCTATGGCGAGGATATCAACCTTGACCCCGACAGTCCTGACGGGCAGCGCGTAGCAATCGAGACGCAGCTTGTCCTAGACGCTCAATCCTTCGGCGCGCTCGAATACAACCAGCGCGATCCTGATTTTGCACTCGGTCAATCCCTCAACAGCATCATTAAATTGGCCGGTATATCCCGCAGACCAGCCACGCGCTCGCAAGTTGACGTTGTGGTAACGACCGACCGACCGCTTACGCTTCCTCCTGATTATGCCGTCGAGGATGATTTAGGGCAGGCATGGACTACGCTCAATGCTATCGATATCCCGCCAGGCGAAACAACCGTAACACTTTTTGCGGAAAACTTCGGGGCGGTTGAAGCTGACCCGGCTACCGTGATTAATCCCGTGACGGTTGTTATCGGGGTGCTGTCGGTCACAAACCCCACAGCGGCCACAGTAGGCATTGACGAGGAAACAGATCAAGAGCTGCGGATTCGGCGTAACCGTTCACTAGAGACTCCGACATCATCCAGCACCGGAAGAATGTTTACGGCTCTGGCAAACCTGCCAAACGTCACCGATGTGGCGGTATATGAAAACGACACGGATGTCACAGACGCAGACGGCATCCCGGCGCACAGCTTGTGGGTAGTGGTTGAGGGCGGCGCGGTATCTGATATTGTTGAGACGATGGTTAAAAACAAGACCGGGGGCAAGGGGATGGTCGGCGCGGTAACTGGGACGTTTAGCGAGGATTTCACGCGCCCCAACGGCACCACTTTTACCATTGTTCACAGCATGACGTTCGACCGGCCTGTTGATGTGCCGGTACTTGTGCGGTTAGACGCCACCAGAAAGGATGCCGCGAACCCGGTAGACGAAGCGCTTATAAGTCAGGCTATTGCAGCGAGAACTTTTAATATCGGTGAAAACCTACTTGCTGGCGACTTATACCGCTTGGCCTTTAACGCGGGCGAGAACTTTATACCCACTAACTTAGAGGTCAGCAAGGACAGCGGAGCAACGTACACAGACGGCAGGATAGTAAGCGCACTAAACGAAAAGTTTAGTATTGATGCGGCAGATGTTGCTGTGACGGAGATAACCCCGTGAGCTTTGAATCCGATTACGTCAACCTCCTGATTAAGCAGTATTGGGAAAAACCCAAGGCTAACTCAGAGATAGAATTTAAGGCAGGCGTATGGAATAAAACCTATGGGTGGGTTGACTCATTTACAGAAGAATTTGATATTGACACAGCAACAGGCGACCGCCTAGACATCATCGGGCGCATTGTAGGTATAAACAGGGTTGTGCCGTTTGTTGTTGCAAAGATTGCATTCGGATTTAGCGAAAACGAAAACGCCAGAGGCTTTGATGATAAGTTTTCTCCGCTGGTTGACCGAGCACCATTCCAAGATAAATTTGAGCGCACCTATACAAGCTTGCAGCTTGATGACCTAGCCTATCGTTTTTTTATTCGCGCTAAGATTTCAAGGAATACAGGAAGCCCGTATCTTGTAGATGAGAGGGGTTTGTCTATTCAACAAGCGGTCAACACCTTGTTTAATGGCGCGGCATACGTCATTGACCAGAAAGACATGACGTTAATACTCTACGTGTCGCCACGGTTTAATTTTGAGAGATTGCTGGCTATAATACGCCTTGACTTATTGCCAAAACCTCAAGGGGTCAGGTACAGAATAATCACACAAGCAGGGCCAGGTGAAACCTTTGGCTTTGCGGACAACACAAATTCTCTGCCGTTTGCAGATAAGTTTGATTCAGTAAATCAACCGGGCGGAAGATTCGCCAACAAGGTAATAATATAATGGCTAAAATTGATCGGTTTAACGGAAACGTACAGCCATTTGCGGCTGAATCTTTAGGCACTGAGCGCACTATCTTTGGTGACACATCTCAGTCAAACACGCTTGACGGCAACATTACTGCCGACTTTCTTCGCGGGTGGGGCATTGTTGGCGTTAACGAAAACCCGACCAAGCAAGATTTCAACGGCCTTGCGTTTACGCTCGGGCAGCTGATTGCCTACCTGCATCAACGTGGCGTGCCGGAGTGGAATGCTGCGCAGGAATATTACGAGGGCTCTGTGGTCACTACGCTTGCAGGAGGGTACCGGCTTTTGAGCGGCGGCAACGGAGCTGTTAACCCAGACAATGACGACGGCACGAACTGGGAAAAAGCGCCAACGAGATCCGAGGTCCCGCTAGTCTTCCCCACAGTCGCAGCCATGCAGGCAGCAACGGGTATTCAAGTCGGACAGGTTTTAGAGCTAAACGCTGGCGGGCGGTCTGGTGTTTTTGATGTGATAGCTGGGGATTTTTCTACTGAGCTTGCAGCAGACACTTTGAGCGGTATTTATGTAGCTCTAGCTGATGACACTGCGGCCAACACTAAGGCAGCCGTTCGGAGAAACATCTCTAGGGTTAATGTAAGCTGGTTTGGTGCTGTAGGCGATAACACCGCAGATGACACTGACGCAATAGAAGCAGCCTTGGAGTTTAAAAATGTATTCTTGCCAGAAGGTGACTTTCGAGTTACAAAAACAATAAACATTGTTTCTGGGGTTAGCATAATTGGCGAAGGGCAGCTGCTATCAAATATTTACTTTGCACCAGAAGCGGGAGAAATAAACTTATTTTTGTTTGGCGGTAGTGATTTCTGTAACTTTTCCAGATTTGCAGTATACGGTCCGGGTGCAACTGGTAATGCCGAACAGGGCTTTAGCTTAGATGATAACGATTCGTCTGGGAGTGAGCGACAAGCGCTTTTTAGTGAGCTAATTGTTAAAGAATTTGATGGTGCTGGGTTTGCGTTAAGTGGTCATTGGACGGTAAGTATAAGCCATTCAGAAATACGCAATTGCGGAGTTCGCTCAACTCCAACTACAGGAACTGGCGGCATTGCGTTTGTAGGCAGCCCGAATCTTTCTGGATGGTCTGGTTCTGGCACTGACATAAACAACTGTTATTTTTCAGGCAACAGCTATGGCATTTATGGAGAGAATACATGGTGCGCTTTGGTCAGACTATGTATATTTGAATATAATGCTTATCCTTTTTTTAAAAACACTAACGGTAAAGCAATTACTTTTGATAGCTGCTGGTTTGAAGCCAACGACTTTGCCCCTGACGTTGGCGGCAGCGTCGCTATTAAAAACTGCCGTGGTTACAGTACCGGAGGCCATAATCTTACTTTTGGTGATCAAGGCGTAATAATTGAAGATTCAGGTTCTCTAGAACTATACAGAGGAACTACCCCGTTTTTAAAAATGAACGCAAGGGATGGCTTTACAACGGATATAACTATTCAAGAAAAACAAGTTAGAAACATAACTGATAGTACTTCTGTAAACGTAGAGTTGCCGTTTTCAGTTAATAGCTGGGGAAAAACGGCAACTCTTCTTTTTGACGACGTTGTATCAGGCAACGCTGATATAGTTATCGGAGAAATATACGCAGCCGGGAAAGATGCAAACGCAGTAAGAAAGTGGACTGTGTATAGAGAAAGCGCAGGGTCTGCTTTTACTATAACTACAGACATCGCTGCGGGTTCGCCTGTTGGCGGGAGAACTGCCACTATAACTCTTTCCGAAAATGGGGCAGGCGCGCTAGAATTACAAGGCTCGTGGGCATTTAATGGACAAGGGTTCTTTGGCTACTTTAAGGGACTGGTGTCTAATACCTAATATAAGTAGATGTGTTGTTTAAAAGGCTTAATTTATGATCTACGCACAGCACTTCAGCGCAGAAGAGTTCCGAGACTGGGCAGACGACATAAGCCCGCGCCTAGTCACCATGCTGGACGTGCTCAGGTTTCGCCTAGGCCAGCCAATTGCAATATCAGCAAGCGAGTACGCCCTTGGCCGCAACCTTGGCGTGGGCAAGATGTCAGAGCACAACATTGATGAGTGGGGCGAAGTGCTAGCCGTCGATTGTTTTGTCAGCGGCGTCTACAGTCGGCAGCAAGCTGAAGCCGTAGTATATGAAGCTGAGGCGATTGGCTTTACTGGCATTGGCGTCTACTCGGACACCCGTAACAACCAAGGCCAAGAGCAGGTCATGTTTCACCTTGGCGTGCGGCCCAATGAGTTAATGGGCTCGCCTGCAACATGGGGTCGCATTAGCGGCAAGTACACAAGTTTAA